TGGGCCCCAACCCGGGGTTAGGGGGGATTCGAACCTCCCTCGGAAAGCAATGAGCCATTGTCTAGGCGGCACCCGCCATCGACGACCCGATACCTCGACTCATCTCTTTTTTTTTTTTTTTTTTTTTTTTTTTTTTTTTTTTTTTTTTTTTTTTTTTTTTTTTTTTTTTTTTTTTTTTTTTTTTTTTTTTTTTACGTTGTAGTAGACGTTGTTGTAGGATCAGCCCAGGATAAACCTGAAACGACCTCGAACGCCGTCCTATCATAAACTGCAGTACCACCCTGTAATAATAGTAATATATTATCTATTTCTTTATGAATTGCTACGGTAGCATCATCCACACGCTGCGTTGCATTCAAAGTCTCCGCCGTGGTAGGACGAGACTCCTCCTCCACCTCGATGATTCTGTTCTTTGTGTCCGTTGCACGAAGAAGAGCTTCGAATACAGGCGCAAGTGTGGGATTTCTAACCCATACATAAAACCCTAATAATGGATAACGAGTATTCAAATTAGCTACTATCTGTAAAGAATTAATAAGTTGCTCTCTCAGAGTATCGCGCCCTGCTTGGGTTTGAAAACTATTTGATCGCGACTTTACCAATATCTCCAGAAATACATCATAAGGAGCAAAAGTACCACTAGTATATATTAAATTCAAAGGTGTCAAATTAAGGTAAGGCATAGCTTGTTTCTGATCTTGAGTCGAATTCTGTAGTATACGAACTCTCCGCTCCTGAAAAATCAGTATCGGAATTATCACTAACCACAGTTTTCTTCTTAAAATCCTTTACAAACTTTTTCCCTTTCTTATCTCTACCCCCAATTACACCACTTCCAAGAGAATTATTGGCCATCCTGAGTCTTCTCAAATCTTGCATTATAGAAGCACTCTGTACAAATGCATCCATATTCTCAGAAGGTATGTCGCCGTCGGTTCCATCAGTAAAACCGATTTGTGATTCTATCATCTTTGCCCGCAGAGACTTTAGTATACAAATGTCTGAAAACATTAGTAATGCTGCAATCTCAACTGACAAAGGATGAAAACCTTGTTCTATCGGCACATCCTTAATGCTTATGAAGACTTCCCACGGGTCTTTGAGAGCATCCTCCAGAGTAACAGAGTAATTTGGCGTAAGCCTACCCTGAAACTCCCCTACCTTCGCAGCCACAACCATCTTTGCCAACTGAGCTTGTTGTGGATTTGTTATACGCTTATCTAACAAAGCTACAGTCGCACCACCACCAACCGTGTTATGCAGATGCCATTTACCAGAAATTACTATAGCTAACAAATGTACATATTTATACGATTTTTGTTCTAAAGTTAAATTAGAAGTAAGGTTAACACTAAATAGTGACTGACCATTACCTGAAAGCTTAGCCACGTCGCAATCGACGACGTTGCAGGCCTTCAAGTTCTTTTTCATTCCACCCCTAAACCTATCTAAAATGTTAGTTTTAAACACAGTCGACTCATCTAATAACTTCATTGGGTCAGCCAGATTAAGACTCATCGTAAAGGGTTTTAAAAAGGCCGGGGTTGGTTATATGTTTCCAATAAGATCTGAAAGCGTACGAACCGCCACCTGCTCCTTTAAACACTTCAGCAATGGCCTTATCCAGCAAATCAAAATATGCGCAATTGCCAAGGGACTTCGAAACATCACAAAGTGATATTCTAAATTCCTCGGCGTGTTCCCTAGAAGTTAAAGATTTGTTACCTAGTTTCTGTATCAGCTTCAGTGGATCCGGGTAGACTATACAACCATTAGAGTGGTGAATAATGTATTTACCACAGAAATAGCCGTATTTTTTCCTAAAGAGTTTTGCCTCGAAATTCCACATAAGATTAGCATTGGCTTGTACATCGGTTAAATCTACCCCCTTCGGAAAGTATAATACCGAATCATCACCGCAAAACGCGCCTTTAATTACCGATTTAACCGGCAATAGAGAGCTGACGCATGCAGCGATGATTAAGGTGTTACCGATGAACGTAGTTACGTCACCGCTTTTCCTCTGGTGGTAAATTATAGTTTTTATACCAGCCTGATAATCTTTCAGAGTTGTTTTCTTATGGCCCGTCTCCCAAATACTTTTGACAAAATTGTCTATACCGAGACGTTCCCAAATCAGCATTTCCACACAGAAGTGGAAATCGTTTTGCGATTTATCATATTTGCTTATATCAAGCTCCAGGACATCCATGTCGCTTGAATCAGAAAGATCGCTGAAAAACAACTCCAAGTCCTCTACAGTTTTCCTAGTATAAAAGAAAAATTTGTTAGTATCTATGGATTCTAAAATTATTCTAGTAAATTCACTAAAAATAGGACCAAAAATAGCATTTACATGTTTACTATGATACACTATAGTCTGTAGGGCAGGATATTCAGATTGAATGCTGCAGTCAAGTTTTCCCTTGGGTTGAGTCTTGATCATATGCTTGTACTCATCAACACTAGGGAAATCTATGAAATCAGCATTAGCCAACTGCCCAATGGACTGCGGCTGCTGTTTATCGTACCATACAGAAAGGTTCTCTTTACTATACAAAAACTTATTATTTCTACATCTATTTATATGATCTAAACCTTCTACGGTAAAGTAATCAGAAAAGAATTTATCGACTACATTAGTTGCAACCTGCTTGGTGTCGATTATCCCAGCCAAATCAGGGGAATTAAAATTCCTCTTAATTAAAGCAACGAGATTCTCCAACAACCCAGGCACCCTGGGTTTTTCCACAGCAGTCCGCAACAATGGAGTCAAAAAATTCTTGCTATTTAATCGCATCTCTGCCTCCACAGGGTCAGCTTTACTTAAAGTCAGTGTGCATGGTTCAACGTTGAACGTGTTGTCAACGAGTCTCATACACACTCGATCGTAATCATTAAGGACGAAGCTATTCCCAGGTAAACACCTATCGTAATACTCCTGTAAGTCAGAAATGGTTCCGGTTTTAGGAGTAGGACAAAAGATGTTTTTGTGGATGTAGAGGCGATGCTGCTGTAATTGCTATGCTTTCTGATTCTCCACAGTATACATATCAAACATAAAATTATTTAACTTAGCTAACTCACCTATAGCATAAGTAATACAGTCATTAACTACGGTATAATAAACTAACCTATTTTTATGTCTAGATAAACTAACTAATACATGAGGAGAGTCAGGCGAAATAATGCTCAGGGGTGTTGGCGTGAGACGCACTAACGACACCTCAGTATAGGTCTCACCTTGCACCTCGTGCACAGTATGCACATCTTGATATCCGCGTTTTTTAAGTGTCTCTTTATCAGCCTGGGTAAAAGTTATTACCTTGCCCGGTAATGGTGTAAGCTGAGGTTCAAAGCGAGCGGCACCAGCCACGAGCTTTGTGTCAAGGGACCTCTCAACATTGTTCGTTGACACCACGGGTCCCTTATACCTCTGCGCCAGATAACAGGTCACATCTAGCGGACACCGCGATGTAATCCGCCGTTTCTCTACAGAATCCGTGACCAGCGTTTGCAAGGTCTTCGGATAATCAAAATTCATGACTCTGTTAATAAAGGGAATTTGCTGCGTATCTCCAAAAACGTAGCACTGTTCACAATGGCTCAGTGCGACGCAAAAACTGATTGCACCAGTGTGCAGCATTAACCCTTCATCGATCCACAAGACTTTGTATTCAAATGGTTTCGGATTCATTAAAAACGAATCCACCGTTCTCACGTTATCGTTGTTTGCTGGTCTCGTAGGATCATTGGCGTTTGCCCTTTTTCTTATCATAGCGGCTGCCTGTTTTCCTTGCGTGATAATCAGATCACGCTTGAAATCTGCCTTACTCAAGATTTCGGCAGTTTTTCCACATCCCGGAACCCCATCCACTAATGTTATCTTTGCCTTCGGTTCCTGTATCTTGCAACCCTGCAGGTTTTCCAAAATTTTCATAGTGGAAAATAGTTTTGTATCATTGCTGACACAAACTAAATCCCACTCCTTATCACAGATAGGTTGATCATTACCGTCAAAGTTGAGCATCACAATGTGATGCTTGCCTTTGATAGCCGCGACCCCCCATGCATGACCTGCCGTGGGTGGACACAACACCCATTTCTTTTTCTTCACATCCCACAGACCGTAGGACTGATACTGTTGAGTACCAGTTGTCCAGTAATCATGTAGGACTTTTTCGATGTTGCTTATAGTGGCGCAGATAGATGCTGAGAGATAATCTAAGTAATTCTTCATCTGCTGCTCTTTTAACGTGCCTGTGTAGAGTAAGCAAGCTTTTGCCTTGGTGAACACGCTGGTGTTGACCATGTGCAGATTTTCCACGTTAATATGCTCGCTCTCCTCGCTCAAATGAAAGCGTTGAACCTTCTCCGTTGTAGCCTGTAGAGGCATTTGCACAGCGTTTTTTTTAACCCACTCCTTTTTAAGCGGGCCTTCAGGTGTGTAGGTGCTAGCCGCAGCGGCGATGTTGCCATATTCTTTCCCTTTTCCGTACTCAGAACTTACGGCGACAGCGGCCTTCATCTCATCAGAATATTGATGCTCGGGTTTCCCACCAACAATTGTGAAGCCTAGTGAATTATCAAGAACTGCTTCAATGACCGTTGATATAACGTTCGGTCCCACCTTTAGTAGCGCGCAGAGCTCCCTGAATTTTTCCACATCAAAATCAGGCATTGTATACTTCTCCATCAATTTTGAGACATGGGTGTAAAGCTGATTGCTCTCATCCAGATAGCTCCAGACGTCCAGTGCTTCGATTGCTTTCGACTCACTAAACTCCGTTTGCATATAACTCTCGAAGGTTTGAGAAAGCTCTGGCACCTCCACTTTTAAAGTGTGCTCTGCTAACTTAAACCAACCCCGGTCTATACAAACTTGAGTCAGTGGTTCAAACATCGAACCGACAAGACCCCCTAGGGCCTCCTTCACGAGATCTGTCAGACTCTTGCCCTTGACCGAAAACTGCTGAAGAACATTACTGTCCTGCAGAGTTCTTAACCGTGTGATCAAAAACAATGACATGGCGATATCTTGGATCTCAGACTTTGGGATATCCCACTCTGACCGCACGTTAGCACCGTTAGCTACCACCCTCGATCGGATGGACTCGACAAACGATAAAACATTTTCATATGACAGTTGCTTGCCGGAATAGGTGCGGATGTGATTTAGCACAGTGAAGACAAAGTCTTCATCAACCAGTCTTTTTTTCACCTTTACCTTGGCGGATGTACATGAACTACCTTTAAAAAAAGGGATAATCACTTTTCCTACAGAATTGGGAAACCACACACGAAAAGCGGCCTTATCCTTAAAAATAGGTCTTGCTGCGTTCAACAACGCGGCTTCTCGTTTGTACATGAAGGCCTCATCCATACCTTTTATCATATTTTCGTTATCGATATCAGTATGGAATACGGACTTATATAAACACTGCGTGTCTATCTTAATAAATTTACAATAGACAGTATCTACACGGCGTACTAAAAATTCTTTCATGTAAGCAAATCTAGCTCCTGCATAAAAAAAACTCCTAGTAATATAAGCACAAATATTTTTAAAGGAGTGCGTGTAAAGAAGGGTGGATTCACCATCGAAACCGAATGTGACCTCGTCACCCTCCCGGAAAAATTTTGCACCAATCGTGCCCAGTCGCGCTTCAGTTGCGCCCATTAAAAGCTCCTCGGAGAAATGGAGTGCGGCGTAAAGAGTTTTTACGTTCTTCCTTAAGAGTGCCGCGCCCAATTCATCGACAGGAATGTCATAGAGTGAATGCACAGAAATTGCAAAACAATCCTGATTACTAGGGGGTTGCATACAACAATCCTGAAAGGGTTCTGAACAGGTGACGTCTTTCGGATTTTGTCTATACCGTTCGAATGCATCCTGTTGAAAATAAGGCAAAGGTCTTGCAGTAACCTTTCTGCACGCCGCGGAGAACCAACCGCAATCTGGCGTAGTGAACCGCTTCAGATATGAATCCAAAGTCTCCTTGTAATTCTCGTTTCTGGCTATATCTCTGAAATCCAAACAAGGATTGCAGCAGTGAACATATGATCGTCCTTTCAAAAGGTGCTGCGCATAATTTCCTCCTATGTCATAGGTAGGAGAACCGTAAGGAACGAGTGTCATCAAATATTCCATTTCCAACTTCCTCAATCCTCCGGCCAGTGAATGGACGGCGTTCCTATTGCCCACATAGCTTATATTAAACTCGGGGTAAGCCTCAGTGACAAGTTTCGCCTGATCGGCTGTAACCATATTAGAAAAGGTGAATTTCGGCCTTTTGTCCAACACTGTTAAGGTTTGTACCGCCTCATCGTACACACGACGGGTGGCCAAACCTTTAATTAACGACGATGCCCCTTGGCATGCGTCGTCGCGTACGTTTGTGATTTGTTGTTTAATGTCTGTAGTCATATTTGTTGTTGCTGTTTCGTAGTTGAATGTTGTTGAAATGTTCAAACTAAAAACATAC